ATTCGTAGGTTATTTAGACTATATAAATGTACAGATCTTGTGGTTGATACGAATGGCAGCGGTCTGGGCGTGTTTGATGCTCTTATCAGAGATATGGTAGACCCAGAAACAGGTGAGCTATATGGTGCTCTATCTTGTTGCAATGATAAAGATATGGCGGCTAGATGTAAAGTAGCTAATGCGCCAGAAGTTATTTGGTCTATCAAAGCAAATGCTTCTTTTAACAATGAGATTTGTATTTTGCTTAGAAGCGGATTTAAACAGGGTAAGATTAATCTTCTTGTTTCTGAGTTTGAAGCAGAAGAAATCTTAAAAGACAAAATAAAAGGCTATGCAAAGATGCAGCCTTTTGAGCAATTACAATACAAGATGCCGTATATACAAACGACATTGTTGATATACGAGCTTACAAAGCTTGAGCATGAGATAAAGGGAACTAATATCAAAATTATAGAAAAGACTGGTATGAGGAAAGACCGCTATAGTTCATTGGCATATAACTATTGGGTTCAGTGTCAACTTGAGCGAGAAATTCTTCAGAAGCCGCAGGTTTCTTTTGATATTAAATCTTATGCGAAACAAATGAAAAAGTTAAACAAAAGACCAAACATGTACTAATGGTTTTGTGCGCATATTAAGGAGGTGAATCGGTTTAATGGCTAATGATAAACTAGATTCTGAATATGCGTCTGAATATACAAAAGAAGATTATCTTCGTGACGAAGAATCATTTAAGAAATCAGAGAAAGATGGAAAAGTTGATTGGAGCGCATTTAGCAGATTGATGCGCAACGACTTGTTTCTAAATACTGAGATTCTTGAAAGTGGATGTATTGGCGATATTAAATTAAGCGATATTGATACCGCAATTAAACATCCGAAAAAATATTGGCGTTTGCTTCTTGATGCATCGTCATATCTTATGCGTGTATCTCCGCACTATTACAGATTAAACAGCCTTTATAGTAACATGGCTCTTTTCTGTTGGTGGGTTGATTTATATGATGTTCAGAATACCGCAAAGACTGATACGATTAAGAAGCAGTATTCTAGGCTTGCGGCAAAGCTCGAAGATATGAATTTAAAACATGAGTTTGCAAAAATAATGAGATATCTACCGTATCAAGATATTTATTGCGGACTTGTTGTTGAAAGTTCGACAGACTTCTTCTTTCTTAAGATAGATTATAGGATATGTCAGCTATATCAGGTTCAAGATGGTTTATATAATTTTAAAATTGACCTTGGCAAGATAAAGCAAAGTGAGCTTGCTGCGTATCCAGATTATGTACAGCAAGCTTATCTGGATTATATTGATGGCAAGGCATCTTTCTGGTATAAGCCGCCAGCAGATAAGCAGATTTGTATAAAGCTTAATAGCCAGTGGACATATCCATATCCTATGCTTATAGGCATGGTTAAGGACATTATTGATCTCGATACTTATAAGAAGTTAAAGTTGCAGTCTGCCAGAACCGATAACTATAAGGCGATTATGGTTAAGGTTCCTATTGATGAGACAACTGTAGACAAGCCGCTCCTTACTCCCGATACGTTAAGTGTATTCGCCGAAATTAATAGAGAGAGTATGAGCGATGACATTGGACTGATTCATACCCTTGGTTCAGATGGTGAAGCAATAAGCTTTAAGGATTCTAGCAATACAAGAAACAACGTTTCTGATGCAATTGATGAGCTTTATAATTCATCTGGTGAGTCTAAAGAGCTGTTTAACGGTTCGTCTTCTGGTACGGCTGTAACAATGTCCGTTGAGAACGATGCTGGTTTCGTATATGGAGTATACAGACAGCTTGAACGATGGACTAATAGATATATAAAGCTTAGAAATTATAATAAAAAGGCTTTCAAATTTTATTTTTATCTCCTTGATATAACTATCTTTAACAGAGACAACGTAAGTAAGAGATACAAGGATGCTGTAACGCTTGGCGTGTCTTGTATCGATAAATGGCTTGCGTCTCTTGACATGACCCCTTCTAGAACGTTGGGGTCTTTTATTTTGCATAACGATATCTTTGATTTCCATAATAATTTCATTCCTCTTGCTACTTCTTATACTGAGCCTGCTCAGGTTGCAGAGAAAGAGGTCGGCAGGCCAACGGCTGAAGATCGCGGAGAGACGCTTGATGTTGAGGGCGAAAAAACGCGCGATGGCGAGAAGAATGATAGATAATGCGAGGTGTTTGATATGCGAGAAGAATTTAATTGCAAAGGTAAACACTTAGCGCTATATCTTATTAAGCATGGTTCTAAACTTATAAGAATAGAACGTGTTGATGGATTTATTGTCTATGTTTTTGATAACGATGAATCTATTAAATCAAATATTGAAAAATGGAAATCTGATAAAAGAAGATGTCTGTTCTAACTGATAGTTGTTTCTGGGGGTAATAATTTATGGATAATAAATTTAACTCGCTGCATTCAACATTCTCTATTAACGGAGAAATATCGGATGATGATACTAGATTTTTAAATATCACAATAGATGTATTACATACTGGTGAGAATTTAAATAAAAGTTTTTTCTCTAAAGAAGTTGTCGATGATTGTATCGACTCAATAAAGAACACACCGGTTCTTGGATTTATAAAATACGACAAGTTTGCTCAGGAAGCAGATTTCAAGGGGCATGAATATGTACTTACTAGAACCGAGAACGGTATTGAAGATAAGTACGTTGGTTCTGCCTATGGCGTAATTCCAGAGTCTTGTAATCCAAGATGGTTTACAAAAATGTGTTCTGACGGAGTTGAGCGGGAGTTCCTACAGGTCGATGCTTTATTGTGGGAAAAATTTAGCGACTCTACCGATATTGTTGAGCGCGATGGTGAAAAGGCTCAGTCTATGGAGCTTTCCGTTTCATCTGTCGAAGGCGATGAAGATGAAGACGGTGTGTTTCACTTTGAAAAGTTTAAATTTGACGGGTGCTGTATGCTTGGCGATTCAGTTGAACCAGCTATGGTAGACGCAAACGTTAAAGTAAAAGATGTTCAGTTTGCTTCTGATGATTTTGTAAAAGCAATTCAGAGTGAGTTGAACGAAAAATTTACTACATTTACTAAGCTAGTAAAAGATAAAGATGAACAAGGAGGTGTCAGAAATATGCCCAATCCTGATACTGATTTTGCACAGACTGTTCTTCAGCAGTTTGAGGATGTAGCTAATACTGTTCGCGGGTTTGCCACGATGAAGAATTATTGGGACGAAGATGTACCGCGCTTCTTTGCTGTTGACATTCAGGGTGACGAAGTGATTGCTGTTGATATGCAGGACAATTATCATTATGTTGGTTTTAAGTTTACTGTTGACGGTGATAGTCCTAAGATTGATTTTGATAGCATGACTCGTAAGAAGGTTACTTATTCTGACTATGAGGACGGCGCTGCTGAGCCAGATGGCGCATTTGATTTTGGTAAGCATATGGCTGATTTCGAGGAAGCTGCCGCTGCCAAGATTGCTGATGCCGAAGCTCAGGCTGCTGCTGAGTCCGATGAAAAGGCTAAGATTGAATCAGAGTTTAGCGCTGTTAAGGCTGAGCTTGACGAGATTAAGCCTAAGTATGATGAGTTCGTAGCCGCTGATGAGAAGCGTAAGGCTGACGAGCTTGATGCTCAGAAGAATGCTAAGTTCGCTGAGTATGAGGATGTTCTTGCTGAGAATGCTGATTTTGCAGCTATCAAGGAAAAGAAGGACGAGCTTTCTGTCGATGAGATTGAGAAGGAATGCGCAGTTCTTTATGTAAAGGTTAATCGCAAGAATAACTTCAGCAAGCAGAATTCTAGTACTGCCACTGCTGGTGTCCTCGATGATGGGGATGACAATGATTCGAATTGCTGGATGTCTGAGAAGTACGGCGCAATTCATATCAACCGATAAATTTTAATTAACTATTGAGGAGGACTCAAATGGCTAAGTATACAGTGTTTGAGAGCACTAACATGAAGTCCAGCCGCTTTGCAGAGCGCATCTTTGATGCCGTTGCGGAAGAGGACATTGAGAACGGCACCTTTGGTTATCTTGGTGAGCAGGAGGAAGAGGGTAGCCACGTTTATAAGTTTAAGAAGGGCTTCAAGGCTGGCGAGACTGTAGTTGTCGCTGACCAGCCTGCGTGGAAGGAAGGCTATCGTCGCACTGCCGATATGCGCCGCGATAAGTTTGTCATTCCTGCTGGCACCCGTTTCCGCGTTCGCGTTGTGGCTAAGAACGATGAGTTCGGTATCACCGTTGAGGGTGTTACCACCGCTACCCGCGACAAGATGAAGCTTGGCGCTGTCCTTACCATTGATAAGACTACTGGTAAGCTTGTAGCCGCTGAGACTGCCGCAGCTGACACTCCTGTTATGGAAGCAGTTGTTGAGCGCAAGCGCATCGTTGGCGGCACTCTTGCTACCGCTGCACACAACTATGGTTATGCAAATGAAATGTTCACAGCCCGCGTCAAGGTTCTGGGCTAACTTATTTAAGGAGGATATAGACTATGCCTAAGTATGATTTTAGCAATGACGAGCAGAAGGTCTACAATCTCGCCCTTGACCTTGCACGTAATGATTTCTCTCTTGACGGCGAGGTAAAGAAGCGCGACCTAGAGGACGCTCTTCGCAATACCATTAACAATGACATCCTTAAGGGCAAGACCCTTTATCAGGCTTATCGCCGCAACAAGACTGTTCTTTTCGAGATTATCGAGGAGATTGTTACTACTTCCATTGGTGAGGATATTCTTGATTCTCCCTTTATCAACGAGTTCGTTGAGGTAAAGAACCGTGCTCTTGGTGACAACACCGCTTTCTATTCTGAGGGCGGTATGCTATCAGTTGCTTCTTTTGCTGGCAATCACTGGGACACCAACCGTCAGTCCATTGACCTTGGCGAGGAGTTCACCCTTCCGAAGGAGTGGTACTACATCCACGTCTATGACGAGCTTGAGCGCTTCCTTCTTGGTGTAGCTTCTCTTGACAAGCTTGTTGATAAGGTTTATAAGGCTATTAGCAAGTATATGTCTGACCGCATCTATGCTCAGTTCCAGAATGTTGCCAACTCCGTCCCCGCTGAGTTTACTAAGAATGGCAACACCGAGGAAGCTCTTGGCGACCTTTGCGATTTGGTTCAGGCCGCTGGCGGTTATGGTTCTCTAACCATTGCTGGCACCAAGGCTGCTCTCCGCAAGCTTGTCGACATTGTCCCCGATAAGACCTTTGCCGATTCTCAGAAGGAAGCCAAGGCTTCTACTGGCACTATTGGTGAGTGGGAGGGCAATAAGCTCATGGTCATCCCTCAGACTCTCAAGTCTGGTACTTTTGATTTTGCTCTAAGCAAGAACCAGATTTTCGTTATGGGTGCTGACGTTAAACCTATTAAGCTTGAGTTCATCGGCGATACCCGTACTGTTGAGTATGGTTCTCAGCAGACCAACGACCTTACTGAAGGTCTACAGATTCAGACCCAGATTGGCATGGCAATGTTGCTGCCACCGTACTTCGGAATCATGAACTTCGCATAATAAATAAGGTTATATGTGATATAATATGTATTTGGTGTAACTAATAATAATTGTTATTTTTGATTGAGGTGTTGTTCATGGGTAGAGTTGTAAAAGGCAAGAACGACTTATGGACAACACATCCAGAAATAGCAAAGCTGTTATTAAATAAAGATGACGGTTATGCACTTTCAAAAGAAAGTCATAAAAAAGCAGACTTTAAATGCCCTAATTGTGGAACGATTATTAGGAATAAGATAGTCAGGTCTGTTAGTCGATATGGTCTAAAATGTCCAAATTGTTCTGACGGCATTAGCTATCCAGAAAAGTTTGTGTCGTGTTTGCTAGACTTTCTTAAAGTTGCATATGTCAGAGATAGTACTTTGTCTTGGTCTTGCGATAAAAGATATGATTTTTATATTGAAAATATGTCTCTTATTATTGAAACTCATGGTGCGCAGCATTATTCGCTAGAAAAGGCGTTTAATAAAGATAATGCCAGAGACGAAGCTTTTAATGATGCATATAAGAGAAAACTTGCTTTAGATAATGGAATTAAAAATTATGTAGAATTGGATTGTAGAAATTCAGATTTTAATTATATAAAAAATTCTATATTGAATAGCGAGCTTATTTCTATGTTTGATTTTGATAATGTTAACTGGAATCAAGTTGGTCAGAATAGTTTAAAATCAAAAGTATTAGAAGTGTGCGATGTCTATAATAGCGGTATAAAAAGCACCACAAGAATAGCCGAAGTATTAAATCTAGATAGCTCGACAGTTATAGACTATCTTATTCGCTGTGCTGATGTTGGGCTTTGTGATTATTCGACAGATAGACATAAACAAATTATTTGTGTTGATACTGGTGAAATATATCCTAGTCTACAGGCGGTTAGCGATGCTGGGTTTAATATGAGTCAAGTAAGTGAATGTTGTCATGGAACAGCCAAAACTTGTGGCGGGTACAACTGGTGTCTTTATGATGAATATGATCCAGATACATATGTAATGAAAAAACCAAGAATAGATAATGCTCCAAAAAGAGTATTGTGTGTTGAAACTGGCAATATATATGAACGTTTAACGTTGGTTACAGAAGATGGATTCACGCCTTCTGCTGTTAGTCGTGTTTGTCGTGGAGAATTGCCGCATCACAAGAAACATCATTTTGAGTATATCTAATTATATAGTTTGAATATTGTTTAAAGAAAGGTGGTTTGGTTATGGCTCGTACTGCAAAGTCTACCAATACTGAACCCGTTGTTGACGCGGCTACCGCGGATGATTCTGCCGTAGCCGCTGTTAATTCGGTGGAAGAAAATATGAATGATGAAACTGCAACTGCCGCTACAAAGCGTACTACTAATAGACGCAAGAATGCGCGACAGTCTGCCGATGTTGAGGACGCTCTTTCTGATTCTGATATGATTGAGGTTGAGTCCCTTATTCCAAACGTGGTTTATGAGGATAGTCGTACTGGCAATTATTATGAGTGGGAAGAGATTGGTCATTGCGAGGATATGACTTTCGATGAAGTTAAGAATATGCATCGAAAGTATAAGACGTATTTTAATGACATGTGGCTAAAGCCGACTGATGAGCGAGTTATTAAGAAGCTTGGTCTTTCTCGTACATATGATAAGTATAATTTCCTTATCGATGAGTCTAATTATACTAACGACCACATTGACGAGGTTCTTGACGGCCTTTCATCTGCTCCTGCCAGTCTAAAGATTGCTATTGTAAATCGCATTAAGGACATGGTTGCAGATGGCACTGTTTCAGACATTAAGGTCGTAAGAAAGCTTGAGAAGCGACTTGACATCGATTTGATTTCTTTCCTTTAAAGAATGGGATTGGTGAGTAATCATGCCGACTCCATATGAGAAAATATATGAAAATCTTTTACCGAAGTTTCGCAGTTATGAAATCCCTATGATGACTGTTGAAGAAGTAAAAGAGAACCTGCATGATTATCTCGTCCCCGCTATTGCGAGATTTCATGTTTGCAGAAAAGATTTAAATGATAGGGATGATATTGTAGAGCGTTTTAATTGCGATTTATCAGATATGGAAATTGAGATTTTTAGCAATTATATGCTCTTGGAATATATTGATTCTACTTATATTAGAACGTCTACTCTCCTTAAAGTTAATCTGAGTTCAACAGATTTTAATGCATTTAGTCCCGCCAACATGCTCGATAAGCTAATGACGATGCATAAAACATATCTCGCTGAAAATGAAGCGCTACTATCTCGTTATGCGTGGCTTGGTCTTAAAAACGATAGTCCTTTAATGTCTGCTGGATACAAAAAGAAGAAAAATCAATTCTTTGATGATTCCATGCTTTAGAAAGGCGGTGTATCGCAGTGAGATGCTTAGATAGATTCAATCGTAAGATGGCTCTTAGCGGTAGTTCTATACGAAATGAAGTTATTAAGAACAGTCAAGAGTTGCTGAAAGAAACATTCGCTGACGATCCATCGTTTGCAACGGGTATATACTTTTGGCAACCAAGTACGCATTCTTATGCAGACTCAAGTGAGTTGCCTATTAGATTATATGGTAGGTCGTTTTCTAATGCCAATGGCGTTGTTGTTAAGTTCCAGACATTAATTGATAACCCAATTGTTGTCGGTGATATGCTATATGATTCAACTGATGACGAGTATTTGCTATGCACAGAGTCATTCAATGTAGATGGCGTGCATTGGAAAGGCAAGTTCAGTTTATGTAATTGGACGTTAAAATGGCAAAACAAGAATGGTGATATTCTTGAATATCCATGCGTAGACATCAACTCTACTCAGTGTAACTCTGGTGAACAGGCAAGCTCTAAAATGACAATTGGCTTTTCTCAGCATATGGCTACGCTGCCATATGACGAGAATACAATTGCTATTAAGTCTCCACAGAGATTCTTCTTGGACAGAGATACTGAAACGCCAACATCATTTATCGTTACGCAGAACGACAACACGAGTATGTTCTTTGGCAAAAAGGGTCTTGTGAAAATCACTATGCTTGAATGCGAGCGCAACAATGATACAGATAGACCAGATTTGGGTATCTGCGATTATTTTGAAAAAGATGATTTAAAGACTAACAACGCTGATGAAAAGAAAGCTGTAAAGTCTGTTATCTCATATAAGACTACAACCATTAAGTCTGGTGGTAGTAGGCAGAAATTCGTTGGAACGTTTGTTGATGAAAAGGGCGAAGAGATTGATGATATTTCTACGAATTGGAAAATCATATGTGATTTTGCCGATTCGCTTATTGTCAATGAGGACGGCAATTCTCTTACGATAGGCGTTGACGATGACTCTTTGATAGATGAAGAATTTAAACTTACGCTATCAGATGAGTCTGGTAATTATAAGTCTTCTATTATTATTCAGATAGGATCGTTGTTGTAATGGCTAATAGTTCAATAATTGGTAGAGCGAAAAATAGAATTATCAAAGATTTTATCAAGGATATCAACATTATTCAGGCTATTGGCGATGAAAATATTACATCTGTTGAAAATGGCGAAGATTTAATTGGCACTCGAATTTTCGGTTATGGTCAGAATCCAAATACAATTAATGAAGTTGGTACATTCATTATGATTTTGGTTCATATTCCAAATGCTATTACTAGTACATACACATTTGTCGCACCAGAAGTTGAGATTTGGATTATCTCGCATGAACGACATATGGCAGTGGATAATGTAAAAGGTATTCCTGATAATAGAAACGATTATCTTGCTAGGCTTATTGACATGAAACTTAATGGTCGTTCTGATATAGGTCTTGGCGAACTTAAACTTACGAGCAATGTTGAAGGTTCGTTGCAAAGAGACTATCTGTATAGAAAGCTTATATTTAAGGGAACTGATTTGAATAAGTCTTTGTGCGCTGACGAATAGGCGGTGTACATATGTTTGAATTAGATGACCTTAAAATTTATAGGGGTAATGATATCCAGATTACTCCTAAGATAACCGTTACTCAGCCCACAATTGGTCAGATAGAAGAATTCGGCGAGAAAAGATATTTTAACGCCGTATATACTCTTACTGCCGTTGGCGCTGATTTAAAGTGGCAGCTATGGGATATGGAACAGATAGACTATACGCAGATTGAAGACTATGACTTGTTCATAACATTTATATCTAAAGCTGTATCTAGTCAAAGACCGCTATACGATGAATTGATGAATAATGAAGAAAAATACAAAGAGGAACTTGCAATGATACCTCAAGATAGACTTGAGATGATGTGCATCAATCCGCTTCAACTCATATTAAAAGACATCGATTTAGCCGATTTTATACCGTGTAAAAATACAGAGAATGACCAGATAGTGCTGTATAATGCCGAGCGCGATATAACGATTGATAGAATGATATATTCACAAATAGTTGATGCCGTGAGAAAAATACATGGTCTTAAGCGTAACAATGAAACACCTGCTAATGAAACGACTAAGATGATTTTAATTGATGACGCTAGAGAAGAAGCTAAAGCTGCTTCACAAAAACCATATAAAAGTACTCTCAAACCTCTTGTCTCTGCGCTTACCGTTAAATGCGGTTTGTGTGGCACTGATAAGGTTTGGGATATGAAGATAAATGCATTTTTCGATAGCATTAAACGAATTAATAAAATTCAAGATTCAGAACTCCTTCTACAAGGAGCATATTCTGGATTTGCCAGTCTAAAAGGCGTTGATAAGAATCGTCTTGACTGGACTGGTGACATATAAAATATAAATTTGATTGGAGGAAGCAATATGGCTTTCAATAAGAATGAACTTATCCTTGACCGTGTTCGTTCAATGACCTTCAATGACCTTTCCACTGGTGAGATGCTTTTCCGTCTTACCCAGCTTGAGGATCCTACCCTTACATGCACTTCTGAGGGCGAGGAGGTCACTGACGCTCTCGGTTCTGTGATTACTACTCTTTATCGTTCAAAGAAGGCTACCTTCTCTGCTACGAACTCCCTCGTCTCTCTCGACCTTGCTGCCGCTCAGTATGGCACCAAGAAGGAGGTCGCTGAGACTGGCAAGGAGATTGTTACTCGTACATTCGAGACTATTACTATCCCCGATGCTGCTACCACTGTAAAGCTTGCTCATAAGCCTGCCAACAAGGATGATGTCAGGTTCATCTATTCTATCGCCAACGGCGAGCTTGGCAAGTCTTACAAGGCTGGTGCCGATGCTTCTGATACAGATTTCGTTGTTGCCGAGGATGGCACTATCACCCTCCCCACTGGTCTTACTGGCAAGATTTATGTCGAGTATGAGTTTAAGACTGAGAACGCTGTTCGCATCGTCAACAAGGCTTCTAAGTTCCCCGAAGCCGCCAAGGTTGTCATTTACGCTATCTTCCGCGATGCTTGCAACGAGAACGTTGTCTACTCTGGCGTTATCGTATGCCCCAAGGCTAAGTTCAACCCCGAGTCTGTCGAGCTTGCTCTTACCTCTACTGGCAAGCACGCCTTTGAACTTAACATGATGAAGGATTACTGTGAGGACGATGGCGATCTATTCACAATCATTGTCAATGAGTAATGCCTGATAATTAGTATGTTTAATAATGCGGGGGAAGGACGTTTACTCCCCTCCCCCACGTTGTTCTACTGGTTGAAAGGCGGTGAAGCAATGGCTGAAAAGATTAATGCTACGTGTGCTATTTGCGGTAAAGGCTATCATCTGTGCATGTCGTGCAAAGATATGATTAGCCTGACTCCTTGGAAGAAGCATACGGATACATCTGAGCACTATAAGATTTATCAGATTATTCATGGCTATTCTACTAAGGTATATACGAAGGCAGAAGCTAAGGCCAAGCTTAAGAAGGTTGACCTATCTGATTTTGATATGCTTAGAGATAATATCAAGGCCGTTATTACTGATATTATGGGCGCTGATGTTACTACTCCTGCTAAAAAGGTGACTAGAACCAGAAAGCCAAAGACGGTTGTTAAGCCAGTTGTCGAGCCTGTTATCAGCGATTCTGATGCTGCTGATGAGGTTTCTGCTGAGTAGTAATTCGCTTGGTATATTATTGTGTGAATGATGTTAAAAAATATGAATAGAAAGGGAAATGTTGTTCACTTGTGTGTTTAATATTTCCCCTTTTTTTTACGTGACAAAGAAATGTGTAGAAATATGAAGTTTGAATGGTGGTAAAAATATGTTGCAGCATAGTGACGTTACTGGCAGAGACTTCTATGATGAAGAAGCTGTGTATTTTAGAAACCTAGTTCAGTCTAGTTTCTATATCTCGCATGGCGCAACTATTCTAGATGTGTTTGCCGATTCTGTAGGAAAGATTGTTTTTGTCTTTCCGCGAAATGAACATGACGCTCTTATTAAAGAGTGGATGGACAATAAGAAGTAATTCGGTATTTGGTGATATATATGTCTAATGTCGGCAAAGCTTTTGAAAATGACTTCAAGAAATCTGTTAATTCTCAGCATTTATTGATAAGATTAAATGACCCACCTCAATCATTTGGTGGTGGCACTGCTCGCTTCAGTATTAAGAATCCATGTGATTATCTTTTGATGGATACAAAACATCGTACTCTTGTATGTTTGGAACTTAAAACCACGAAGTTTAAAAGCATCTCTTATGAAGATGTTAATAGCGATGATAACAAGAGTCGTATGATTCACAAACATCAAATCTCTGGTCTTACTAAGTTTTCTGAATATAACTGCGTTGAAGCTGGGTTCTTATTTAACTTTCGTGACGAGAAAAACGCTTGCGAAAGATGCTACTTTATGATGGTTGAAGATTTTAATAATATGGTAAAGAACAGCAATAAGCATAGTTGTAACGAGCTTGATATCTTGACTAATGGTGCTATTAAGGTGCAAGGCGAGAAAAAACGCACTCGTTATACATGGGATATCGATTCCCTCCTCAATGCTATTGCTGAAAAATAATTTTAACAAATAAATATATATGCTATTGCAATATATAATATTATAATCTAACTGAAAAGTTTGAATGTTCAGGAGGAAAAGTATGAATAACGAAATTAAGACTGGTGTATACACTCTTGATGGCGAGGACGCTCCTTTTGCTTTTTATACGTCTCTAAGCGCATATCGCAAGGCACAGTTTGTAAACGCTGTCAGTGATATTCTGGTTGGCGATAATTATAATTATGTGATTCGAGATTTGGCTTTTGATTTCTGTATTGTTGCTATCTTTACAGATATTGATACGTCTGATGTTCAGGATGCCGATAATGGCATTACTGCAATGGAAGAGTTTGTTGATAAGTTTAAGCCAGTTGTTGACATTGTAAAGGCGAACTCTGTTGATGGCGTTCTTGATGAGCTACATACCGCTATTGATTTGAATATTGAGTATCGCACTGGTATTCATATTAATCCTATCTCCTCTAGTCTTGCAAGTCTTATTGACACCATTGAGCGTAAGGTTGATGATATTGATTTGGATAGCATGATGGATTTAGCTCAGTCTATGTCTGGTATTTCTGATGAGCTTACCGCAGATAAGCTTCTTGATGCATATGCAAAGACTAACATTTTCAAGGAACATTGGAATAATGATGTTGCTGATGCTGTTGATGATAATAAATTTTCAGTAGTTGATGGCGGCACTGATGTTGAAGCAGACGCAGAGGTTGTAACCCCTCCCCTCTCTCCTGCAATTGAGTAATCGGTGAATTTTGTATGCCAACATTTAGTTCAGCAGCCGAATTAAAGGCTTATATTTTAAGTAGAAGTTATACGGCTGTTAATAATGCTACTAATACAGCTCATGATATTCTTGAAGAAAAAGTTGATGCATTTTACGCAAAAGAGCCAATATATTATTTAAGAACAGATAGACTTCGTAGTTCATTAACAAATCCAGTTGTGACTGGTTCTGGCAACGGAGTTGAAGGCGAAGTGCATTTTGATGAAGGCAAACTTGATTATAGACAAGGACTAGTACCAATTAAGAACCCGCCGCTTCCAAATGGTTATGAAGAAGGATGGGCTGAACATAGTGGTATAGATGTTTTAAATGCTGCAATGACTGGCGCTGCTGGTGAATTAAATTGGACAAACGGTACTGCTATTTGGAATGAAAGCGTGCCAACACTTCGGGATAATATGTATGATGAAATAAAAAAAGATTTGATTGCTGTTGGTATCCCAATTAGTTAGGATGCCAGCTTTTTTATTTTACACGACAAGAAAAGGAGGTCGTTGTTATGTCAAAAGGAAGAAAAACTTTTAGAAAAGTAATTACAAGTCCAGAACTTATAGAACAGATTGATCCTAAAAATGTTAAGCTTATGAACAGATTCCTAAAGAATTTCGCCACAAAGCGATCTCCTAATTCCGTTGTAAGCTATAGGTCAAATCTGAACATCTTCTTTTGCTGGAATATTCTAGAGAATGAGAATTGCTTCTTTGTGGATATTAAGAAACGTGAGCTAATGGATTTTTTTGACTATTGTGTAACTGAGTTAAAATGGAATTCAAACCGTTTCTGTCAAATGCACAGTTGTTTATCTAGCTTTAGTTCGTGGATAGAGAATTATTTTGATGATGAATATCCACTCTTCCGCAATCTATTGCCGAAGATTGAGAAGCCAGTAAAAGAAAATGTTCGGAAGAAAACTGTTCTTCAAAAAGAAGATATCGATAAGCTTTTTGCTTATTTTGAAGAGAATGATATGTATCAAGATGCATGTCTTCTCGCTTTAGCTATTTCATGTGGAGCGAGAGTTTCTGAGCTTGCTAGTTTTACTACCGATTTGATAGACGAAGACAATACTGTATTTGATGGTCTTTTTCTTGAAACGACTAGAGAGATTAAAACTAAGGGTCGTGGGGTAAACGGAAAGATGCTTAAGAAGTATATTTTAAAAGACACCTTCCTTCCACACTATCATAAATGGCTTGAAATTAGAAAAGGAATCATGGACGAACATGGCAAGGAACATGATTTTATTTTTATAACAAAAGATGGCGATCCAGCAAGCGCAGATAGACTGCGCGATTGGATGTCTAGGTGGAGCGATGTTGTTGGTCAGCCATGCTACCCGCATAACTTCCGCCACTACAACGTATCCTTCTTGAAGCGACTTGAACTTGAAGATGATTTTATCGTTTATCTTACAGGGTGGTCTGAAAGCACTGGTCATAGTATGGTTGCCATATACAATGATATGACTGCTAAGGATCGTAAATGGAAAAATCTCGATAAATTGAAAGCTGCTGTTGAAGGGTAATATTTTAATTTAGTTTACGGAAACAATGAATTTGAATGTTACCGCACCTTGCAGGGTGCGTTTTTTAATGCATTCCTTTAGTGAGGTGTATATATATATGGCTGAAGAATTTAAAGTTAAGGTTGGCGTTGAGGTTGATACTGCTGGGCTTGATGCTCAAATTGCAAAAATTAAGCCTTCTAATAAAATTAAGTGCGATGTTGAATTAAATGACGCAAGTGTACAGCATATCGTAGACCAGTTAAATAATGGCATCAAGGCGTTTGGCAAAAACGGAAATGAGATAAAGTTCACTGCTGATGTCACTGGTTTAAAAAAAGATGTTGCTAGTGCTGTTAAAGGCGTAACTGGGAAATCTGCTGCTAATAATATAAAGGTTAATGCAGATACTAGTAATGCAAAAAAGGAATTGTCTGGACTTACTGCCGTTATTGAAAAATCTGAAAATGGTTTTGAAGAATTAAGAAGCCAACTTGCTGGAATGAAATTTAATAATTCTTCAATTGATGCATTTATGAAAGAATTGGAAAATTCTTTAGTTACCGTAGAAAAAGTTGATGCATCGTTTAAAGATGACCATACTTTTACATTAACCGTTAAAGGCGCAGATGAAGCAGAAAAGAAAATTCAAGCAGTTATAACAGCAAAAGAGAAGCTTGACGAAGAAGGCAATAGCACTGGCGTATGGAATACGAGTACGAAAGTTTCTCATAATCTCTACGATAGAGCTGCCGAAGAAAAGAAAGCCGCTGCCGCCGCTAAACAGGCCGCTGCTGAAGAAGCTGCCGCCGTTAAGCAGGCAAAAGCAGAAGAAGCTGCTGCCGCCAAACAAGCTGCTGCACAAGCCAAAGCTGCTGCACAAGAACAAGCTGCTGCTGAAAAGCAAGTTGCTGAAGCTGCTAGGCAGGCTGCTAAAGAACAAGCTGCTGCTGCTCAAATTGCTGCTAATGCCGCTACGCAAAGACAAAAGTTAATTGACACGTATAAAGCTGAAAAGCAGTCTAAGGTGGATGTTGATTCTAAATATAACAAGATTAATAATCCATCTGAAGATTTGACAAAAGCATATAACGCTTATAAAAACGCGAAGAAAAATCTGTTTGATACTGAAAATTTTACAGACAATGTTGTTGCAGTTAATCAGTATAATGCCGCATTAGAAACGGTAAAGAATCAATTGTCTATTGTGGCAAACAAAGAGAGAGATGCTGCTACCGCTGCTAAGGCAGAAGCAAGTGCGCAAAAAGAAGCCGCTGCCGCCATGCAATTAAGGTCTAAGGCAAATAATCTTTCTATGTCTATGGATGCATGGCTTAAAAGAAATTCGGCAGCAGCAAAGACATTTGGCGGACAAATTCGTAGTCTTCAAGCAGAATTAAAGTCATGTGACGCTACTAGATTTAGTGGAATACAATCTGAATTCAAAACGATAACGACACAAGCTGAGATTATCGGTAAAACTGGCCTAAGCATGGGCGATAGGTTAAAGATGCAGTTCACAAAACTGTCTTCATCTTTTGGCGCTGCTTCTGTTATTATGACTGGTATACAAGCGTTTAAAGAAGGATTCCAGAATGTTCTTGACGTTGACACAAAGTTAACAGAGCTTTATCGTGTAACTGATTTTACGTCTTCGCAGTATTCTGACGTGTATGACACTTTGACCACTTCTGCTCAAAAATATGGCGCTACTCTTACCGATTTGATTTCTCAGACTGCCGATTGGAGTCGAGCTGGTTTTAGCGATCCAGATACAGCCGCTAGATTATCTGAGACTACATCTGTTTATCAGCACATTGCAGACCTTGATGCAAAAACTTCAATGGAAAACCTTTTAACTGCTTATAAAGGTTTTGAACCTCAGTTGAAGAAGCAGTTTGGTGGCGATGCCACTGCCGCAGTAGAGCATATTGCCGATGTTTATAATGAAATTGATAATAATTATGCCACTACCGCAGCCGATATTGGTGAAGCTGTTAAGCGTTCTGCATCTGCATTGAGTCTTGCTGGCAACAGCCTAGAAGAAACTGCTGGTATGGTTACTGGTATCACAGAAGTTACACAAGATCCAGAAAAGGCTGGTAATTCCCTTAAGGTTTTGTCGATGCGTCTTCGTGGTATGAAAGGCGGGCTGCAAGACCTCGGTGAAGAAACTGATGAGAATGTAGAGAATTTATCTCAGATGCAGGGTAAGGTTCTTAATCTTACACATGGCAAGGTAAATATATTTGATAATACTGGTGATTTTAAATCTACATATGAAATCATGCAGGGTATTGCAGATATATATGATGACCTTACTGATTCTGATAAAGCAGACCTTCTTGAGACAATTGCTGGTAAAAACCGCGCAAACGAAGTTGCTGCTCTGATTCAAAACTGGGATCGTGTCGCACAAGCAACCGAGTCTGCTGAAAATTCTGCTGGTAGCGCAATGGCGGAGCAAGAAAAATATGCAAACAGTCTTCAGGGTAGGCTAAACTCATTAACATCCTCACTTCAAACTATTTCAAATACCGCTTTAGATTCTGGATTTCTAAAGGGGCTTGTTAGCGGCGCTACAGAAGCAATTAATATTCTTAATAAAGTTATAGACACTATTGGCATTATACCAACTGTTGCAACTGTTGCTGGTGCAGCAATGTCTTTATCTGGTAAAAAGTTCTTTGATTTTCATATAGATGAGCAAACTGGAGAATTAAAGGCGTTTGGAAAAACAGCACAAACAATTTTTTCGTCTATTAAAGAAGTATTTAATAAAATAAATTCTAAGTCTCAAAACGGCGGTCAAGTTTTTGATTTTAATTCAGTTAAAATTGATGGCTCTTATGGTGGAATGAGATTTGTCAAAAATCTTGACAATGATATTGCAAAATTAAAAGAGTTTAAGACTTTGATGTCTAAGATGCAATCTGAATTAAAAGACGGAATGTCAATAGATGTTAATGATGTTATAAAGCAGAGTATGTCTGGCGCTTCAGAAGCAGCTAAAAATTTTGCAAAATCTTGGGATTTATCAAATGAAGCTCTTGGTGAATTTTCTAAGAAACAGCTAGAAGCAACTGGTGTTATATCTAAAACATCGAATTCGATGACAAACGCCAAAAATATTATTTCTGCTTACAACAATCTCGTTGATAAAAGTGGGGAGACTCAATCTAAATTTGCTTCGGCAATTTCTACATTTAATCCTCAGTTGGGAAACTATCTTTCTGGATTAAAAAGTGGCGAAGCATCTCTTGATGGCTATGGAGTGCAATTAGCTTTTGCTACAGTTAAAACTTTTGCATTACAAGCGGCAACATTGGCGTTAAATGCTGCGCTTTCAATGGGAATTAGCATGTTAATTTCTGCTGGCGTTAGTGCTCTTATGAGTTGGATAAATCGTGCTGATGAGCTTGCAGATAAGGTTAAAGATGTAACTACTGAATATAATAATCAGAAAAAAGAATTAAAAGATACAAAAGCTACTATAAATGAAGTTGCGGATTCATACGCTGAATTATCAAAAGGTGTTGATACGTCAACTAATGAAAACATAAATCTTGATACAGATGAGTATCAACAGTATTTAGATATTGTTAATCAGATTGGCGATACGTTTCCTAATCTTATTAGCGGATATGATGCACAGGGAAATGCAATTCTCACTTGTGCTGGTAATGTTGATAAATTAACAGAAGCATATAATAAACTTGCAAAAGCTAATAATGATAAGATTTTAAATAATGCAGATGATATTACAGAAGATTTTAAAAATAAATCAAAAGATATTTTTAATGATGACAAGTGGAAAAAAAATAGCGTAACTGGCGCTGATAATAGATATCGTATTTATAAGAGATTTAAGGACTTAACGAAAAGTAAAGACATAGATAAGGCAGTTGATGGTTTAAGCGCAGCAAGCCTTGTTGGTGTAACTGACTTATTGGGTGCTTATGGTGAAAAATATGACGAAAACGGCAAAGAGACAAAACAGGAATTTATATCAAGAACAATTAAAGAAAATGAAGATGTTGTAAACGAGATAATCACAGGAACCGAAGCATCATTAAAAGAAGCTTCTAGTGGGATGGTTGACGTAGCCGAAGCGGCGCTTAGCAATGCTTTTATTAGTGGAAAATATAAAAATATATCTAGCAAGATGCAAGATTATATTAACGGTATTACATCGAATATGGATTATGAATTCTTTAATAATGATAGGATTAAGGGTAGTGCCGATAATCTTGAAGATTATATTGATGATATGTTAAATACCATTAATTCACTTGATGATGGTCAGCAGAAGAAATTTGAAATTTTCTTTGATATGAAGTCTAAGCTTAATAGCGGAGATTGTACTGTTGGCGAATATGTCAAGAGTGTTAATGATGTTAAAAATGTTATTAAAAATAGTGGTCTTGACAAAGACATGCAATATCAGTTGCAAATGTCTCTTGGCATTAAAGATGATGATACGGTTAAACAGGTTAAAGACTTTAAAAAAAAACTTATTAATGCTGGAAAAAGCGAAGATGTTGCAAATGAAATAGTTAATGGTTTGACTAAAACAGAACTAGAAGCTGCTGTTAGCTTAAAGCTTAAATTAAAAGATATGAATGTCAATGATATCAAAAAGGCCATTGCAGATGAAGCAAAATATTTAGAAGCAATGGATTTTGATATTGATATAGCTGGTGAAACCGATAGTCTTGATAAGCTTAATTCCGCACTTGCAGAGTCTAAGTCTGCTACTGGTTTAACGGCAGATTCAATAGACGCATTAAAGAGCCGCTATCAGGGATTAAAAGGCGCTGGGTATGATGCCGCAAAACTTTTCGAAGAAACATCTAATGGTGTTCGTTTAAATACACAAGAATATACTAAGCTTGAACAGGCATATGCGCAAGGCAAGCTCAAAGATGCTACTTCTAACTTAGAATATTTAAGAGATAAATATAATGATCTTACTGGTCAAATTGCAACATGCACCGATGCTGAAGAGCGAGCCAATCTTGTTTCTAAACAAGAAGATATTCGTCAGAAAATAAATGATTTAGGAGAACTAGCAGCTCAATATGAGGGCTTAGCTTCTAAATATAACGCATGGCAAAATGCTGAGTCTGCTGGTTCTGATAGAGACATGTATGAAAATGTCTTAAAAGGATTTGAAGAGGTTGACGATGAGCTTTCTCGTGGCTGGCTTGACGATGCTTCTAAGGCATTCATTGATATGTTTAGTTATGACCAGCTTAATTCGATAGATGATTATACTAATAGATGGAAAACGCTTGGTAATACAATCGATGGCACAACCTATTCTGTCAAAGATTTCTTTACGCAGAATAAAGATGGTGAATCTACCAATGACGGTGTTTACAATTTCCTTGAAGCAGTAGACCAACTTGGACAAGGCAATATCAAGCGCGGTGAAAATGGCGAAATTATATCTTTTGACTTTGGTGTTAACGGTGAAGAAGCAATCGCCAAGACGATGGGAATTAGTAAAGAGCTTGTCCAGATTATTGAACGTGCCGCCGAAGATGCTGGTTTCGTTATCAATATGGATGGTACATATACTAATTTTGCAGATTTACAAAAGGCTGCTGTAGAATCAAATAAAAAGATAAATGAGCTTGCACAGTCTAGTGAAAAATTAAAAAAGCTTGGACTTGACAATTATACATTCCACTTTGATTCAACTGACGCAGAGACGGTATTTAATGACCTTAATAAAGCAAAAGAAATGCTCGACACGTTTAGAAGAGACGATGGCACTATCGACTTGAGCGTGGATGGCGCACAAGATGCATTAAATATCGCCAGTACATTACAAGCTGCTTATGATAAACTCGCCGACCCTGTTTATATGCAACTTGATGCAAGTCAAGTTAATGACAGCATGAAAGAGCCGTTGCAGCTTATGCAGGAGTATCGTACTCAACAAAAGAAGTTGAATCAAATGAAACTTCAAGGTGTAGATACTTCTGAAGTTGATAAGAGTATGAGTGGTATTGTTGATAAGATTGCCAAACTTGATGACGATACAAAAGTTAAGCTTGGTATAGATGTTGATGCTTCAAAGGAAGATATTAAAAAGCAACTTGATTCAGGCGACCTTACTATTGATGCTACGGTTGATTTGCAAGTTGAAGCAAATGATACTCTTAACGATATTAAGTTATTGATGGAGCATCAAGCTGGTTTGATTACTGATGACCAACTAAAGATTGGTCTTGAACTAGATACAAGCTCGGTTGATGATTATACAAAAAAAGAAGCAACTAAGATTGTTAAATTCCTTCCCGAGAATACTGATTTTCTTGATAATCTTGGACTTGATGATGATAAAAAGAAAGTCGTTGTAGACTTCGTTTCTGACAATGCTGATTTTCTTAACGACCTTGACTTAAAAGATGGCGAGAAAGAGATACTTTTAAAGTATGTTGCTGAAAACCCAGATTTACTTAAGGATTTGGATAAAGACCAAAAGAAAATTGCCATAGACTTTGTTGTTAATAATCAAGACATCCTCGATAAGCTCGATGATGAGAAACAGAGAAAGGTTGTCGTAGACTTTGTTGCTAAAAATGAAGGCATTCTTGACGATCTTAAAACTGATGAAGAAAAAGAAGTTGTTGTAAATTTCATTGCAAACAATGAAAGCGTTTTGAACGGGCTTGATGACGAGAAACAAAGGAAAATAATAATTGACTTTGTCGCTAAGAATCCAAACTTTTTTGACAGTCTTGGACTTAACGATGATGAAAAGAAAGTCGCTATAGAATTTGTTGCAAAGAATCAAGACGTTCTTAAAGACCTTGGTTACGATGAAAAACAAGTTGTTGTTAAGCTTGTTGCAAAAAATCCGGATCTTTTAGATGGGCTTGAAGATACGCAAAAACAGGTTGTTGTTGATTTTGTTAAAAATACAAAAGATATAGATAGTTATACGCCAGAACAATTAACGTCAATTGTTAATTTTGTCAAAAATTCTAGTGATGTTGATAATTATACTCCCGCTGAGAAGCAAGCAATCGCTAAGTATGCTGTTGATGGCGGAGACGTAAATAACTATCAGCCAGCAGACAGAGCTGCAATTGTTAAATTCCTAACTAACTCTGCTGACCCAGATAGTTACACGCCAGAACAAAAGCAGGCAATTGCAAAATTCTTGAAAGACTCTGGTGAAGTAGATGGGTATCAGCCTGGGCAAAAAGAAGCCATTGCAAGATTTTTAAAAGACAGTTCGCAACCAGATTCTTATCAGCCAAATGATAAAAACGCAACTGCGTCATATGGTGTTGATAGTTCAAAGGTTGATTCTTATACACCTCCGACAAAAACTGGCGTTGTGAATTATGTTGCTAATGTAATTGGTTCTGTGGCTGGCAAGGTAAAAGAGATTGTTTCTGGTGGTGGTGCAAATGACACTGCTCATGTAAACGGAACGGCGTTTGCACAAGGTAATTGGGGTACAAAAGAAAATGGCACGGCTCTTATGGGCGAGCTTGGGCAAGAAGTTATTGTAAGAGACGGTCATTTCTTTACAGTTGGCGATAACGGTGCTGAGTTTGTAAAATATAAAAAAGGCGATATAGTCTTTAATCATAAACAATCTGAGGAATTGTTTAAGAATGGCTATGTTACAAGTGGTGGTGGTCGTGGCAAAGCCTTGGTGTCTGGCACCGCATTCGGTCGTGGTTCTGGCGGCATTGGACATGCCAATAAGGGTTCTTCTGTAAAGACAAGCTCATCTTCCTCTTCTAGTTCAAAGTCTTCCTCTAACTCTAACTCAAATTCCAGTGCTAATAAAGAAGCAGAGAAGTTTGAAGAGAGTCTTGACTGGATTGAGACTGCTTTAGACCGTGTTGAAAGAGCAATTTCAAGACTTGATAAGACCGCTACTAGTACATATAAGAATTGGACTAAGCGTGGCACCGCTCTCAACGACCAGATTAGTCAAACCAGAAGAGAAATCGACCTACAGAATCAGGCTTATAATCGCTATATTCAGCAGGCTAACTCTGTTGGTCTTGACGCTGGCTATGCCGCAAAGGTGCGAGACGGCACGATAGACATTGAGAAAATTACAGACGAAGACCTTAATAATAAGATATCTGAGTATAAGCAGTGGTATGAGAAAGCGCTAGATTGTTTAGATGCTATTGATGATTTGCGCGAGTCTGAGTCGAAGCTCTATGAGCAGAGATTCGAAAACGTCTCTACTAAGTACGATGGGTATCTTGGTGTAATTCAGCATGAGAAAGATATGCTCGATGAGTTTGTGTCTCAGACTGAGACTGCTGGATATATTACCTCTGGTAAATATTATGATGCAATGTCTAAAAATGCTAAGAAGCAGCAGGAAGAACTTAAGAAGCAACGTGACGAAATGGTTGCGGAGCTAAACAATGCTGTGAATAGCGGTACTATTGAAAAATATAGTGAGTCGTGGTAAATAAATTGCCACCTTACATAGCGATATGTAAGTAAAATTCTATTTAATTGCTGGAAAGCCCTTAGAGCTTTTCTACTACAACGTAACGATGAAATATGCGTAAGCGTGAAAGTTTGAAAAATGAAAAGATTGGGCAATCAGCAGCTAATATCCGAACAGGATAAAGTTCAACGACTATCCCTTATGGGAGTAGAATCGCAAGCTATTGGTGATTCGAAAAAGTAGATTACCTATAAATTTAAGTTTAACTAATAAATATATATGCTATAATGTGATGCGGTACGGCAACGGAGGTGTTTATGTTTGATGAGAATCAATTAATTGAAACAAAATGCCACCCAAAAACAAAGAAATATTATCTTAACAAAGGATATTCTTATACAAAAAAAGGTGATGTATTTTTTGTTAAAGCAAAAGATTT